GACGCAACTCACGGGTCATACCATCATCAGACCAACGGTCACCACCTTGAGGAACCGTAAACCCAAACGACATCGAGTCAACATCTTTGCGTTGCATCAACACCGACAGGTCACGACCAACAGTTGTGTCAGGCAAATCCGCTTCAACAAACAAACCTTTAGAATCCTCAACCAAACGCATCGTCTTAGCCCTAGTGGTAGCCAACAACATTGACGAATCATGGTTCATGTACATCCGAATATTGTTCCGTGACTTCAACGACTTAGCGAACGCACCAGGCATAATACGCTCGATGAACGGTAGCGGTTCAGAGTCAGAGTTGAATACTGCTGCATAACCACTAAACGTCATGCCGTTTCCTTGTGGGGCTGCACGAAGTTCAAAGTCATTGAATGTGATGCGACGTGTCTCAACCTGTTCAGCCATACCTGAAACATTACCAAACTCAGGTTCACCGGTGCGATGAAACACAAACGACCTATCATCATCACCCTCATCCTTGGTGTCGTCCTCAGCCTCATCCTCCAACTCGTCTTCCATCTCATCATCTTTGATGGCCTGCGCTTTTTGTGCAAACCAATCCATCGCCGGCTGAGGGTCAAGCGGATTGATTCCCCACAAATAGAATGCAACCGCACCAGCACCAGGGAACTCCTCATCATTGGAATCAGAGTTTTTTGACGCATCCAAATCCACCATGTGTCGTGCAGCCCAAGCGTTAGCGCGAATCACCTTGTCTTCTGTGATCCGACCAGCAGCCATCTCACGAGCCTCACGCACAGTCGAAGCAACAATGCCCGCACCTGCTAACTTCTTCCCGTAATAATCCAACCCTTTACGGGCAGCGGATTTAATATATTCAGGCAAGTCCAAATCAACATCACGTTCACCACCTGGTTCCATCTCCTCAGCAATAGACACAGCGACCATCTGGTCAATCGCATCCTGCTTCGTTGTGTGACAGCCGATCACTTCGCCGTCTTCCTTCTCGACAGCCCAACCAGCGCAATCAGCGTTCTTATCAGAAATAAAGTAAGGCATCAGACAGGCTCCGTCAACCAAGAAATAACATGACCCGCTTTAGTGGAAACACCATAAAGCAAATCCGTTGGTGAAACAACCAAATCCAACGCCTCCAACTTATCTAACTTGTAACCAGTTGAAGTCGTGACATCTACTCCACCAATAAACACAGCGTCCGTGTTGTCGTTGTTTTTGATGTGCATCTTGTAAGGGTTGCCAGCATAATCACCAATCAATACACCATCAACAATTGTCGCAGCTGTGCCGATTGATGTTTGCCCACTATAGAACGCCATGTCACCTCAAACTAAGAGAAGCAATTCTGCTTCGTCTTCTAGTATTGACCATGTTACTTCAGCAACACCACTAGACGACAAGGAACCAACTGATGATCCTACGCCGAACACTTGGAGAGGAACCCGCAAAGGTTCAACCACAACCTCCTCAACCTTTGGTTGCTGAACAACCTGAGGACGACGATACCAAGGATTCCCACCAGGATACTGAGGAGCAGGTGGAGTTGGTGCCGGATCAACCGTTGCCTGCGCCGAAGAAATCAACTCGCCAAGCAAAGCCGAAGCAGTAACCGAACCAGCAACACTCGCAACCGCAGTCGATGACAACCCACCCAAAGACGCTGAAGCCGAAACAACATTTGACACCGACGCAACAGCCGAAGCGACACCAGCACCCAAAGCAGCGTCAGTTGTAACCGTATGCGCAACCGTTACATCAACAGACGCAACAACACCGCCCAACACCGCCTCAGCCGAAACCACATTCGACACCAACACCGAAGCCGAAGCCTCAACCCCACCCAAACCCGCCTCAGCCGAAACCACATGCGACACCAACGCAGAAGCCGAACTAACACCAGCACCAAAATCAGACACAGCAGAAACAACGTGGGTGACCAACGATGTTGCTGAACTAGTTCCAGAACCTAAAACCGCCGAAGCGGTAGCGTTCATCGGGAACGGTGAACCATCTAACCCAACATTTGAATCATCAAGTTGACTCGTGTCAAGAGTAAAACGGCTAAACGCCATAACTTAACTACGAAGCAACAGTCAAAGAAACAGTCAAACCACCAGACGAAATCGTGTAGGTGTCACCAGCCGTATAAGCGTTGCCGGTGATAGTGCCAGAGAACAAAAAGTTCCCAGTCGTAGCATTATCCCAAGCGGTGAAATGTGTTGCATCTTGTGAGCCTGCAATATTTGTCCAAGACACATCAGAATCAGAAGCCATCGAACCATTAGACGCAGCAGCAAAACTCACAGACTTACGAGTTGTTTCAGTTGCAGCGTTACTTGTTCCAGCAGCACCAGGGTCGCCAACATGTAACTTCACATAAGCAGTAGTCACAGAGAACGATGTTGCGTTACCCAAAGCATTCAACCATGCGTTCGCCAAATATGCGGAAATACCTGTAGCCATTAGTCCTCAGTCCTCTCAATGATATTTAGTATGCGACCATCAGCGTCACGTTCAACTGTGCGAATCGTAGGTTTAGATTCGGGGATGTTTACACGGACAACAGTTTCAGGAACATTGATAATCGGTGCAGGAATGTTGATCGCTGGAGGCGTATAGTTCATCACCGTCTGAGGGATATTGATGTCCATGTTCTGCGACTTCACCTCATAAGCTGCAGGAGGATCAGCAGGATTCACAGTAGAAATCGGTTGCAACTGTGTTGAAGGCAAACCTGTATGAGCAATCGCAGGCAACCCAACCGTAGACAACACCTCAGCCGGATCAAACCCAGCAAGAATCAACCGTTGCGCAATCTGAGCTTTTGATTCCATCTCAGCCAAGTTCGCAGCATTGATATCCACGTTCGCTAGTGGCACACGATACGAGTCACCACCGTCAACAGGTGCCATGTCCTCAAGACGATGAATATCATTGATTGACAAGAAGCCTGATTGCAAACCTGTTGAGAATGATGCGTAGCGTGACGCTTGGTCACCACGCAACAATCCGTCCACGTTGAACTTCATGAAGGCACGACCCTCAAGCAAACGTGAATATCCTTCTTCAATCTTTTCGATGTAAGGCCTGAGCGTGTGGGTCACATATTGGATGCCGTTCTGTTCCACCGACGCATACGACATCGCACCAGGCGTAGTCACACCAAGCATTGATGGAGGCACACGGAAGATACGGGCGATCTCCTCAACAGCGAAACGACGAGACTCCAAGAACTGGGCAGCATCATTGTCCACCGTAGTCTTGGTGAACTTTGCTCCACCGAACAACACACCTGGACGATGCGACCTGCGCAAACCTTTATGACCTTCTTCAAACCCTGAGACCAAATCTTTAGCCTGCTCACGGGTCAGGTTGCCAGGGAACTCGATAATGCCGGAAGCCGATGAGCCTTGACCGAAGAACCGTGCAGCGAACTCCTCCAACGCTTTCGCCAAACCAAGGTTCTCCTTCATGAAGTCAATGCGTGAAATCCCTCGCATCTCACCAGGCAAACGAAGTTCGGTGATATGAATCATGTCCTCAGCCTGAATCACATCACGGTTCTCAAAAACATAAATCGGACGACGAGTCACACGATCACGACTGCACTCAACCCTCTGAGGGTTCAACACAATTAGAGCTGCAATACCCTGATCGTCACGCACAATACGAGTGAACGAGTTACCGTTCAACATCAAAGAAACAAGCACCTGCTGGAAATGCTCGATACGGGTTACACCCGACTCAGGTATATCCAACCATGTTGGGCGAGGACGGAACGGTCTACGAGTTCCATCAAGGCGAAGGAACGTGTCAACAGGAAGCGTAGAAATTGAATCTGAAATCATGCGCACACACGCATACACCGCTTCAATCTTTAACGAATCTTTTTCCGTGACAACAGTTCCACTATTCGTTGTAACACTAAAACCGTCACCTAACGCAAACAATGACTGTGTAGATATTGCTCGGCTTTCGTTGCCATCACCTAACAGTCTCGACAACATTACTTACCTTTCCGACCACGCTCGTAAGCAGCCGTGAACAATAGAACTGACAGGCCGACAAAAATCAGCCCTAATGGAATTGCTATCAAGAATAGTCCATAAGCGATGAGCAGGATTGAGAAAACTTCTAGCAGGAAAATAAGCATGACTCTAGACTACAAAGAACCCAGGCACAGGTGCTACCTCTTCACGACGAGTCGCACGATCCACAGCCATAGCCAACGCAATCGCAGCGTCAATCTTCCTGCTTGACTTACCCTTAGACAAACGAAGCCCAGCATCAGTCTGACGTGGCACAGCAGACAACACCTGATCCGTGAACATCGGATCGCCATCATGAGCCAACTGCTGATTCACAATGCACTCATACAAAGTCCCGATAGCAGGCACCATACGTTGCGCAGACTGCGGAAACTCCACCATCGGCAAACCATCATCAGCCAAAGCCTCAGCCGAACGCTGGAAGAACGCAGGGTCATACGCAAACTCACGCACATTGAACTGATTATGCAGGCCACGCAGATATTGCTCAACAGCTGCGATGTCAGTCATCGCCCCATCAGGAATCCAAATCTTGGCTCGCACCACCAGACGATGACCTTGAGGTTGGCACAACACCACCGCAATCGAGTCATGCTTCAACGCCATGTCAATCCCGACAAACATCGGCAAGTCGGGGTCAACCTGTAGTTCTGATTGGCATTGTTCCCACCCGCCCGCCGGTAGCCAAGGTGAATCCTCCTGCCTAACCCATTGGTTCAAACGGTAACGCCTAAACGGAATCTCAGCCGTCTGATTCATGCTGACTTCCATGTCTTCCATGTCAAGCAAACCTTCAGCCAAGTTCGGGTTGGCTTGCGCCCAAGCATCTCGGTCATGAACCGTGCAACCTTCCGGTGCTTCCCACCACCAGAAACCAAACCGCTCATCGTCACGCTCACCAGAAATAACTTGCTTGCCGTAGTTGTACAGCCGTCCGCAGATTGTGTCCAAGTCAAATCCTGCTGTTGTGATTGCAACAATCATCGGGTCTTTTCTTGCACCCGAACCCAACGTCAACGCATCCCAAAGTTCTGAGTCTCTTGTCTGTACGTGCAATTCGTCAAAAATCACGGCACTAGGGTTTAGCCCCTGTTGAAGTTTGGCATCGCTAGATAGCACCCGATAGATCGCACCGGTTGACGGAACCTCAACAACATCCCGATACACCTTGCATACACCAGACAACGCTGGAGATTGCATCACTTGCCACTTGGCTTCATTGAACACAACCCGTGCCTGTTGTCGGTCACCTGCTGCCGAATACACTTCGGCACCAGGCTCACCTTCAATCAAATTGTAAAGAGCAATCAAAGAACCAAGAAGCGATTTACCGTTCTTACGAGCAAGCCCAATTAGCGAGCGTCGGTAACGAAGGAGACCGTCAGCACGACGCTCAAAAAGATTATCCAGTAGATCAGACTGCCAATCAGTAAGCACCAATGGCTCACCCGCACGAACACCCTTTGACACATGCAGAAAAGTTCTTGCAAAGTCGCTGACCAGCGCACCATCAGACTTCGGATACAACCTCGGTGTCGACCACGTTGGCTTTGCGCTGCCTGAACTGATCAAGCT